ATCCATGTCGGAACGAATAGCCTTGTATGTGCTGAGTTGGGTCTATCTAGCTCTCCTTCTTTGGATAAACTTAGGAAAGCCACCATTAACTGGGTTCTTCAACCTCTAGGTATAAATACTACCGATAAATATTTGGACAAAAAATTTTGGCTGGATGCCAGCGATCGCTTAATGTATGAGGGCAAAGCCCCAGAGTTTTCTGACACCAAAGCAGCTCGTATGCCAGCGTTCTTTGAGCACTCAAATGTCAATCTACCCCAATATGCTTGAGCCCGTACTAGGGCCAACAATTAAATCCCTCTCAGTAGAGATGGATGAAAAATTCCCACCCATAAATCCCCACCCTAAAGAAGAGCTAGCTTCTATCATGTATAAAGCAGGTCAGCGTTCTGTAGTAGAGTGGTATAAAGAACGAATAGACAATGAAAGCAATTCTAGTACCAGTTAAAGAGATACCTTCAATATGGAATGAGGTAGAGCCTTTAATAGATAAAGCATTATCTTATTCAACAGAAAAATTAGAAGCATTTGATTTCTTAGTACCTATCCTTCAAGGAAAAGTATTCTTATGGATAGGTATTGAGGACATAGATATTGAAGTGGTATTTCTATGTGAACCACAACGACGTAATGATGAAGAGATATCATTATGGATCCATGGTATAGCTACAAAATCTGGCCATGGATATAAAGAATGGCATCCATTACTTGAAGATATAAAAAACTTTGCTAAGATTAATGGTGCTGATTTCATTGAAGCTAAGGTAAGAAAAGGTCTTGCCAAAAAATTAAATTGGGATGAAACACATTCCTATGTAACATTAAAACTTTAGGAGAAAAATTATGGGAGGAGGAGGAAGCAGGACTACACATCATCAAACTAATGTGCCAAATGATTATGATGATGCTTGGATTCATCAAAGGTTTGGTGACATAGGCAAAAGAGAATTAGATTTCTCTAATTGGATGGCTGGTAGACAAGCACAGCTTGGAAGTGAACAAAAACAGAGAGAAGCTAATGCAGCATCGCTAGCTGCAATGGGTAAAGACTTTGCTGCAGCACAAGAGCAGATAAAGACATTACAAGCTGGAACTAAAGCGTTAACTTCAGACTTCAGAGGATTATCTGGAGATCAATTACAGCAAGCAAAAGATCTTTTCAACTTGTCACAGCAAGCAGGATCAGGTGTAACAGGTACTAGAACTAACCAAGGTCTGACATTTACTAGACCAGTAGCAGGTACAGGAACACTTAATAGAAATGCACTAACAACTGGATCACTTAACGTATAACAATGTCAACAGCAAAAGAACGTTATGATTATTTAACAAGTGATCGTTCCCAGTTTCTAAGCGAAGCAGAAGAGGCATCTAAATTAACTTTACCTTATCTTATCCGTGGTCATGAAGAAAGATCTATGGGTATGAAACAATTAAAAACTCCTTGGCAAAGTGTTGGTGCAAAGGGTGTAGTAGCGTTAGCATCTAAGCTATCACTATCACTAGTCCCTCCACAAACCAGCTTCTTTAAGCTACAGGTAGATGAAGCTAATTTAGGTCAAGAGTTTGAACCAGAATTAAAGTCAGAATTAGATTTATCCTTTGCAAAGATTGAACGTACCATCCTAGATGCAATAGCAGCATCTGATGATCGTGTAATAATACACCAAGCATTACAACATCTAGTTGTAGGTGGTAATGCTTTAATCTTTATGGGTAAAGCTGGTCTAAAACTATTCCCTCTAAATCGCTACGTTATAGAACGAGATGGTAACGGTGATGTAATAGAAATAGTCACAAAAGAACGTATCAATAAAAAGTTAATACAAGAACACCTACCTAAAGAAGCTGAAGATAAATACTCAGCTCAGTCCCCTAATGAAGAGGGGTATAACACTGCAGGTAAAGAAGAGTGTGATGTATATACTCATGTTAAAAGAGATAATAATAGGTTTATCTGGCATCAAGAAGTTTATGGTAAGGTCATACCTAAATCAATTAGTAAAGCACCAATAGACGCAACTCCATGGCTACCCTTAAGGTTTAATACGGTAGATGGTGAAGCCTATGGTCGAGGTAGAGTAGGTCAATTCATCGGTGATCTTAAGTCACTTGAAGCACTTACTCAGGCACTCGTAGAAGGCTCTGCAGCGGCAGCTAAGGTTGTCTTTGTAGTATCACCCTCAAGTACCACTAAACCAGCCACACTAGCTCAGGCAGGTAACGGAGCAATCGTTCAAGGACGACCAGATGATATAGGTGTTGTACAAGTAGGTAAGACAGCTGATTTCCAAACAGCTTACGAGTTAATGGGTCAGCTTGAGAAAAGATTAAGTGAAGCATTCCTTATACTTAATGTAAGGCAGTCAGAACGTACTACTGCAGAAGAAGTACGGATGACTCAACTGGAACTAGAACAACAGTTAGGAGGTCTATTTGGACTACTCACTACTGAGTTCTTAGTACCATATTTAAATAGAATACTAAATGTATTCCAAAAGACAGGAGACATACCACGTATACCTAAAGGTTTAGTTAAACCAACGATTGTAGCAGGTATTAACTCACTTGGAAGAGGACAAGATGTACAAGCATTAGGACAGTTCTTACAAACCATTGCTCAAACAATGGGACCAGAGGCTATCCAACAATACATCAATCCTGAAGAAGTAGTTAAACGATTAGCTGCAGCACAAGGTATAGATGTACTTAATTTAGTAAAGTCTATGCAAGACAGGCAAGCTGAACAACAGCAAGCACAGCAAGCACAGATGGAACAGACAATAGCAGAACAAGCTCCTAATATGGCTAAAGCCCCTGTCTTCGACCCTTCTAAAAACCCTGCATTAGCAGAACAATTAGGAGGAGGACAACCACCACCTCAGTAAATTATGGCAGAGACAATGACATATGATGCGGGGACTGATACAGTCTCCTCATCTGATAACCTGACTGCAGATGAACAGGATTCTCTAGTAGTCGGTCAAGAAATGGAAGATGCCCAAAGCGAAATGCTTGCGGGTAAATATAAAAATGCTCAAGAACTAGAGAATGCTTATATAGAACTCGAGAAAAAATTGGGCGAAAAATCTGAGCCATCTTCACAGGAAGAAAGTTCAGATGAGCCAAAGGCAGAAGAAAAATCTGATGAACCTGAAAAAAAATCTAATGATGTAAATGATTTTAGTGTCCTAGAAGATCTATACGAACAGGCATCATCTGAGAAAGGTGAGATTAGCAAAGAGATGATAGATAAGCTAACTGGTATGAGTAAGCAAGATATCTTACAGAGTTTCTTGCAATTCAGAGCAGATGCTGAGACTAAATATCAAGCTATCCCACAATTATCTGATAAAGATGTTACAGAATTGAAAGGTATAGTAGGAGGTGATGCTAACTACTCTAATATGTTAAGATGGGCTCAATCTAATCTACAAGAACAAGAGATTCAAATGTTTGATTCTGTAATGGAACGTGGTGATTTAGCTTCAGCTTTCTTTGCAATCAATTCATTAGCTCAAAGATACAATGACCGAGTAGGATATGATGGTAAAATGTTAACAGGAAATGCACCCTCAGATAAAGGAGATTCTTATCGTAGCCAAGCAGAGATGGTTGCTGCTATGAGTGATCCTAAATACGATAAAGACCCAGCTTATCGCCGTGATGTTATGGAGAAAGTAGCTAGGTCAGATATGAAATTCTAATTATGGCTAACGCAGTAGCAGAAGCAGCCTTGCAAGGCTTAAAAATAGGCAGAGCGCAAGAGAAACAAAAGCAAGATCTGAAAATAGCAACTAATAGTAGAGGGAGTAGTCAGTGGGATGACATGTCAGGGTATGGTTCAGACTGGCCTGGTACAATGAAGGATCAGATGGATGAAACAGGTACAGATCCCGCTGAAATATTTGAACAACTAGAACTACCTCTTGATCAAGTACAAAGATTGAAACAGTTAATGATATCTGGAGCTTTACTTCCAGGAGAATCAGCTGGTTCAAGTACAGGTGGATTAAAAGGTATGACACCAGATGGTGTACAAAGATACCTTAAAGAGAATAACATCACTGGACCTGCTGCAGATAAGATCTGGAAAAAGTATAAGGGACTTCAAGGTGGTGTAGATTTACCACTTGCACAAGTAGATTATAATAAAAATATGCCACAAGGTTATAAAGATTGGAGTGAACAACTTAAAGGGATAATGGGAACAAAAGGTAACCAAGATTTTCTAAAAGAACTCCTGATACATACAAGAAATTATCCTAAAGCATAATGCCAGTAGTTAATGGAAAACACTATGCCTATACCCCAGCTGGTAAGGCTGCAGCAAAGAAAGCTGCCAAAAAATCTAAACCTAAATCTAAGAAATGAGTACACTCACATTACCCCAGCAGAATAATTGGAATCAGTTCTGCAAGTGGGTAACAGATACCAACAACCGATTATACGTCGGTTGGTTTGGTGTCCTTATGATTCCATGCTTACTTACAGCAGCAACAGCATTCATTATTGCTTTTATCGCAGCACCGCCTGTAGACATTGACGGAATTCGTGAACCTGTTGCTGGATCATTACTTTATGGAAACAACATCATCTCAGGAGCCATCGTCCCGAGCTCTAATGCAATCGGTCTTCACTTCTACCCAAT